CGTCCGCGCCTATTGTGAGGGATTGCATGCGCTCCACCGGAACGTTCGCTCCCTTCGGAGTCTTCGCCCATCGGATAGCGCGGTTGCAGCCGCGGCAACGGTCCTCAGCCATCAATGGATCCCCCCGTGCGGCCGCCTGGCCTCCAGGAAGGCCCGAGCCCTGGCGGGATCGGCCCGGACCCACTCCCGAATGTCTCGGATCATCCGGTGAAGGTTCTCGGCCGCCCTCCTGACGTTGGGCGCCGCGTCGTCGGGAACATGAAACTCGAACTCAGTGTCCGGATTCTCGAGGAAGAGGGCAATGACGTCGTCCATCGTCTGAATCGGGCGCGCTCCGCCGGGTTGGTCGATCACGGCTTCTTCGTATCCAGCCACGGAATCACCATCGAGACGGTCAGGTGGAGCCCGTCCTGCTTGGGCTCCGCCGTGTAGTTGCTGATCTTCAATCCGTCGGCGATCAGCCTCTCGACGATCTTCGCTACTTCGTTCGGTCCAGGCATTTCAGAACGCATCAACCCTCCATTCGGGTGATAGGGGAATGGGGCGACCGGACTCCTATCGCAGCCGCCCCGCCGGTGTCCCTCCGGCCCCCGCTACTCGTCGGTGGTCGGATCCCCGATGTACCTCGCAGTCGGGGGCTCGTCTGATGGAGTTCCGTTCGGGTCGTCGGTACAGTCTCGGCCGTGCCCCTCAGGCAGCGGTCCGATGAAGCCGCACGGGTAGTCGAGCACCATGATGACCTTGACGCTGACGCCGTTGATGGCCCAGCGGCCGGCCGGGTCGTTCTCGACGAGCGCCTTCTGCATCTTCCCCTCGATCTCGACGTAGGCGACGTAGGCGCCGGCGGGAGTGACGGTGACCTGCTCCCGCGTTGGACCGACCAGCGAGCTCTTGTTCGTGTCGCATCCGGTGGACCCGAACGCGATCACGATGAAGAGAGCGATGAAGACGAGTGCCGAGAATCCGGTGAGGCCTCCGTAGCCGTAAGCGACGACCTTCTGTCCTCTGGTCATGGGGAAGTTCCTCCTACCGATCGAGAATCGTTTCCCGTTCCCACAGCCCACCACAAAAAGAGCGGGGCCTTCGCTCCTCGTTTGCTTAGGGATACGTGCCCGATGAACTGGACTGTGGATTTCCCGGCCCCGCAATTACTCCAGTGAGCCACCGCAAGAGCGCCGCAGCCTCCTCCTCCGTCAGAACAGCCAACCCGCCGCTATCGTCCCTGACGTAGAACATCGGCCCGCCGTCCGTATCCTCAACACTCCACCGTTCCAGAATCGAGGGCCTCCTTCTCCGCTTCGGTCATCCCGTCGTCGATCACCCAGCGGTCGTCAACCCACTCCGCGTCGTATTTCTCCTCGTTGTGGCACGTCAGAACCTTGTCCGGCCACTCCTCTTTGCAATCGAAGTAGCGCCGGCGGGCGTCCTCGAAGGTTTTCTCCTCGAAGGAGCGGTAGACCCCACCACGGTCACACACTCGAATGACGTAGCTCACTCTTCTCCCTCTCCAACCACATCTTGACCGACCGATGATCGCCGGGCTTCGCCGCCCGCTTCATCAGGTCGAGCTTCCTCGCAACGTCTGGGCCTACTTCCTTCCGCCACCACTCGATCGCCTCCGTGGGGTTTTGGTGCCACCAAAGATGATGCGTTCGGCAGAGAACCATGGAGTTGGCTGGAAGCCATCGGGTGACCCGGAATCTCCTGGAGTAGACGTGGGCCCAGTCCATGAGCCCATCGGATCGCCCGCATTTCCGACACTTGCCGCCGTCCCTGAGGAAGACGACCTCCCGGCAAAGTGCGTCCAGCTCCTTCGCGGTGGCCCGTCTCTCCTTGACCGACTCCGACAGTATCTTGCGGGTCCTGGGAGGGCACAGGACGAGTAGCCACCGAGCGAGAGTTCCCCTCTGTACGACGATGTCCTGGGATCCGACCGTCCGAGCCTGGGCTGCGTACCCATCCCAGCGGTCGATGATGTCCGCGATTTCCTTCGCGACCTTGGCAACGTCACGCTTCAATCCATCCCCGCCGGCAGCATCTTCGGCATCTTCTCGCCGAGCTTCTTGATCTGGGGCTGGGCCCACTCTCCGACCGTCCGTCCGTCGGGGAGCATCATGTAGGCGAGGAACTCGTCATCGAATACGGCGATTCCCGATGACACGGCTTCCAGCTTGGCCTTGATGACCAGCGCGAGCGCTCGCCACCGACGCCGCGCTTCCTGCTCGATCTTTTTCTCGATGACGGCGTTCTTGTTGGCGCGGCCCCAGCGGTTGAGACGAATTGAGTCGTCCGCATCGGTGGGCATAGGAAGGATCATGCGGATGTGTCGGCCTTCGACCTCGAACGCGATCATCGCCTTTTCAGGCTTCGTCGCGTACATGAAGGCCTTGGCGCCGTACCGGGTAAGCGTCCGCTCAATCTCGGAACGTGACCGGTCGATCGGGACGCCAGTGTCGTTGGCGTATCGGCTCACTTCGTGGGTTCCTCGTGGAGATGCTCGAGCGCCAGGGTCACGAGGGCCGTGACGATGACGCCGGTCCGCGGTCGCTTCGAGAGGGTCAGCTCGCAATTCTTCTTCGCCATCGCCTCAATCTCTTCTCGGACAGAGTCCGAGACCCAGAGCGTCACCCGAAAGGGCTTCGCTCCGGGCTCGGTGTATCGCCAGTTTCCGCGAGGGTACTTCCTACGACGTCCGCGGCGCGATGGTTGCGGCACTGACCGTGCTTCCTCCGGGCGGCGCCTGGTAGTAGGCCACTCCGACGTGTGCCGGCTCGATTCCGCCCCAGCTCGAATAGCGGAGGGCCCGGTTCTTGAATGGATCCCGTCTAGGAGTTTTGGCCATGGCGATGTCGTAGCTCTCTTCGCCCGATGCCGCTCCCGCGGCCTCCCTCGGGGCCGGGGCTACGCGAAAGGGCGGACGTGAATCAGGGACTTGTTCGGGTCGAACGACACACCAGCCTCCAGCGCTGCGGCCACTGCGGCGCTCTGCTGATCCCTGGCGATGACCGCCTTCGGGGCCATGATGAGCTTCTCCGTGGCGCCATCCTCCGCTTCCTTCTTCGTCGGGTTCTCCGTGATCGCTACCTCGAACAGCGGCATCTCTCGTTCCTCCTGGTCGTGGTACCAAAGTGGTACCGAAATGGTGCGCCTCCAAACTGCTGCCACCACGATGGGAACGGCCCGGTGCGGATGGCCGTGGTCGCCGTCTCCGGTGACCCCTCGTTTGCGATGGGTTTCGCGCAACTTTCACGGTTCAACGGATCATTCGTGATCGAAAGAGCTTGTCACCGTTCACCGTTGAACTTCTGAGTCGGTCCGGGCGCTCTTACCGGGCTGAGCTACCCCCCCGTCAATGGGGGGGAGAGGATTCGAACCCCTGACTTCCCGTGTGTCTGGATTAACGGTCCAGTGCGGATTTGGAGTCCGCGTTTTCCGCCTCGTTCTCCCACTTCGCAGCCGAAGGCGCGTGAAACTACTTCATGTCCGGGTGAAACTCCTTCTCGGCCTTGCCGATCATCTCTCGGATCGCCCCGACGAAGTCTGCGTCAGGGTACGAGATGGTGGAGAGATTCTTCATCAGCGACTTCCATTCTAGGAGCGTCATCGTGTGCGTGAGAGTGAACTCCACGGCGTCTGGGTCAGCGCACTCGAAGCGCATCAGAGCGAGATGACGGTCGTCGCGTTGATGAGTGAGAGCTTCCCGTCCAGGTCTCCGAGGACGTGCTCGACGTGCTCGATCTGCTCGTTCAGTTCCTTCTCGTTCAAGTTGACGATGACCTCCCCGGTCTCGCCCTGAGGCTTGTCGGTCACTCGGAGATTGTCTCGCGTGACGACAGGGTCCTTCCGCGCGCGGCTGATCGCCTGCGCGATCGAGCTGAGGAACGTCTTGTAGGCCGGGGCAACCTCCTTCCTCCAGGTCAGCCATTCGGCGACGCTCTTCGTCTCGCCGAGCACCGTGAGGAAGGTGGTCTGATTCTTGAACTGGATGGAGGTCCGGATATTCACGAGCCGTTTCCCCAGGTCGTCGATCGACTGGCGTTCGGCGCGGACGTATTCGACCTGCCCGCCGTCGTCCGTCATCGGATCCTTGAGGCGGGCGTCGCGCACAAGGTTGTTCGCGATCGCCTGGCGCTTCTTGTCCATGCGCGCGTTGAGCGTCTTCGTCTCAGCGAGCCCCTCGGTGATAGTCATGCTGCTCTGAAGGTCTTCGGTTGCCATGCTTCCCTCCGTTCGTTGGTTCTAGGAAATCGAAAGACATTATGCACGATGATTTCCGTCCGCGCAACCACTTTCTGTTGACCGCCGCCACGGATCGGGGCTACGTTTCCGGCCGTGGGCCGCGCCGAAGGGAATGGATGCCCCAGGCTGGACTCCCAACCCGGCAGGGCGGAGGCCAAGGCACCTTCCCTCCGATGCGCGGGTCAGAAGCGGGGTCGGCTCAACGAGCGCCCGCACCCGCGTTTGGAGGGACCGATGACAGACATACACTTCAGCGAGAACGTGAGGAGAGCCATGACCATCAACTGCGCGTGCGGTCAGTCGTACACGATGGCCCAGTGGCCGGCCGGTCACTACTTCGTAATCTGCCACTGCGGTAAGCCGCTCCTGAGCCGGGACGGTACCGGGGTTACCGTCGGGGGGCACCTGCCGCAGACTCCAGTCACGACGCCAGACCCTCCCGCCGACCCCGAAACCGAGACCCCCGCGCGCGGGGGCCGGCAAGGACGCCATGGTCGAGCCGCTTGACGGGAATAATCCGGGAATAAACGTAACACCGGACTGGACAGCCGATCTGCCAAGATTGGAGCAACGCCTTATTCATCTTCAGGATACGGTGGACAAGCTCTTGGTCGCGACGAAGCACTTCTCGATCATTCAGCACCAGATGAAGGCGATCGAGTACCAGCTGGACCGGGTCTCGCTCCTCCTCCTGAAGCCGGCCGAGCCGTCCCGAGAGGCGACGGCGGCGGAAGTGGAGCTCGCGAAGGAATCGGCGAAGGCAGCCGAGAAACAGGCGCGAGACGAGGAAGAGCAGTGGGCCAAAGAGCTTGGCGTGAACCCTGACGACCCGGTTGACCCGGAGATCGCCGCCGCCGTGATGGCGCAAGCCGCGAGGGAAGTGTGAGCAAACTGCTTGAGGCGCACCCCGTAGAGATCCGGACTCTCCCCCTCGGGGAGTCGGGCCTTCTCGGGAAGAAACGTCTCACCGAGGGCCTGGTGGAGCGACTGGCGCACGTCTGGGCCAAGAGCACGAGCGCCCGAGCCGCCATGGTAGGCCTGAAGGGCGATGAGGTCGCCTGGATGGCCGAGAAGATGGGGGTCACCCGGGCGTTCATCCGCCAGGCCTATCGGAATCGACGGGTCCTGGCCTCGATCCGGGAGCGAGTGGTCGCGGAGGCCGTCCACCGGGCCCCTGACGTGCTCGACGTCCTCACGGAAATCTACTCAGACCGGTCCAACAAGCCGTCGGAGCGGCTCCTGGCCGCGAAACTCCACCTTACGATGGCCGAAGTGCTTCGCCCTGAGTCGATTACGTTCAATGCGAACGTCGCAGTTGGGGTGCAGGTGAATCACGGCTCAGACCCGACCCTCGACGAAGATCGCCGCGTCCTGTCCGAGCTCAAGGAGATCGAGGACAGTGGCTCCATCCGAAAACTCCTCATCGCTCACACCGCTTGAAATCCAGGCCCGCCTAGAGCGGGCGGCGCGCGCGCGCGAGGAGCGCCCGTGGCGCTACTACACGCCCGTCCCGAAGATCCGGGACGGTTTTCACCGGTCGACGTCGTGGCTGAAGAGCCTCGAGGGTCCGAACGGCGGCGGGAAGACGTGGGCCGCGGCCGCCGAGATGGTGATGTTCCTCACCGGCTACAACCACTTCCGCGACGAGATCTACCCCACCCCCAACGTATGCTGGGCCATCTGCCTCGACTTCAAGAACAACTGGCCCGAAATGGATGCGGCGTTGAACGCGATGCTCCCGAAGGGGAGCAAGCTGAAGACGGACAAGGGCTTGTACTACCAGCTCCCGCCACCGTGGGGCTCGAAGCTCTACGTGAAGGCCTGCGAGTCGGGCCCGCTCAAGTTCCAGTCACAGCGCGTCATGGCGATCTGGCAAGACGAGGAGTGGCCTGGTGACGAGGGCTACTCGATCTTCCGGGAGTGCATGCGCCGAAAGAAGCCGGGCTGGCCGTTCTTCTACTTCATCACGATGACCCCTCACCAGGGGTACACGTGGGTCTGGGACTACATCAGCGACGAGGGCTCAGAGAAACGCTTCCACGGCGCGGAGGCCTTCAATTTCTCGCTTCTGGACTGCGCCTCCGAGGCCGGGAGCTACAAGCTCGCCTGGAAAAGGGAACCGGTCCGCTGGGAGGCCGCCGGGGGATTCCTTCCGAACGAGCACATCATCCAGGGCCTCAACTCCGTGGATCCCATCGACTTCGAGTCGAGAATCATGGGCGTTCGGTCCCTCACCGGTGGCAATTCGGCCTTCAGGGCTGAGCAGATCGCCGCGGTGATGTCGCGATGCAAGGCCGGGAGGCGCTACTCGATCCGGATGGGCCGGAGCCCGAACGGGATGATCATCCCGATTCTCGAGGAGCGAGCGGACGGGGATCTCTACGTCATCCACACGCCCGAGAAGGGCCGGCAGTACATCCTCGGCGCCGACCCCTCGATGGGGGTCTACCGGGACCGATCCTGCGCCTCCGTCTGGGACCGGACGTCGCCGGTCGAGGTCGCCTACTTCGTCTCGCGCGAAACCCCTCCGATCGAGTTCGCGAAGCACGTCATCGCCCCGCTGGCGACCTGGTACAACGACGCCCTGGCGGTCATCGAGTCGAATAGCGAGGCCGGCGGCGCGACGCTCGCGAACATCCAGGGGACCTACGGGAACCTCTACGTCCGCCAGGACTACACCGCGACGAACGCGACGTTCAAGGACCACTACGGATGGCACACGAACGACTACTCGCGCGGGCAGCTCTTCTCGACCTTCAAGGAGCTCCTCACGGACCCGCGCTTCGTGCCGTCGAAGGACCTGCTCCTCGAGGCGTCCAACATGATCCTGAAGGTCAACAAGCAGACGGGAACGAAGCGCATCGACCACATCCACGGCCGAAACGATGATCACCTGATGGCCGGCTGCATGGCTCAGACCGTCAACATGATGAGCCCCCCGCCTGTCTACGAGCCGTGGGAAAACTATCGCGAGGAGTACCTCGGGAGCGGAATCCAATGAACGAGCCACGGCAGCTCTGCCTGATCTGCGCCTTCTCCGGAGAAGAGAGGCCTGCGAGCACTCGGAGGAAGGTCTTCCTTCCGCACGATCACACGTTCTCGGCCCTGCTCTGCCCGTCCCACGAGGACGCCACCATGGAACAGATCAAGACGGCCTTCCTGGCAATCGTGGACGCCAAGGCCGACATCGGAGGAAACCCTTGACGGACTAGGGGTTCTGGCCGGAAAGTTCCGCGACAGGGAAGTCTCACGCTCACGGAAGGGCACGATGGCCGACGATCCTCAGGTTGATACCCAGAGCACGACCGAGCTCTCCGCTTACAAGATCGGGAAGGCGCTTCTCGATTCAGCGCGAGCGCGGTCCCGCGTCTACACTTCCTCCTTCCAGGAGGACCAGAAGTTCGCGCTCGGCGAGAATCACTGGGCGCTCCCCGCCAACTACCGCGCGCTCTACCGTTCGAAATGGAAGAACCAGAGCGTCCGCAACTACATCTGGGCCGTAATCCATCAGAAGCTCGCCTTCGTGTTGTCGGCCGAGCCTCAGGTGCGCGCCGAGCCCCTACGCGATGACGTCACGCTCGAGCAGCGCGAGGACGCGGCGACGGTTACGCGTCACGCGCTTCAGCTCCTCAAGTGGCGCCAGACCGGCCAGGGAGTGATGACGGACGGCCTGATCTGCGGGACCGGGATTTCCCATCTCTACCCAACGATGAACGAGGTCACCCAGCGCTACGATCTCAACCTGGAGCTGGTCGACCCGCAGCGTCTCTACAAGGACCCCTCGAAGGATCGCCTCCACGACGGCCGCTTCGTCATCTACCAGCCCGAGCTCGACATGAGCGACGTTCGGAAGTTCTTCCCCGACACCTGGCAGCTCGTGAAGCCGAAGGAAAAGCAGGTCGGGAAGATGGGCGAAGTCCAGTACAGCCGGAGCGCCGAGGAGCTCATCTTCGGGAGCGGAACCGGCGAGCTCGTAGTTCGGGATGGAGCGCTCTGCGAGCGGAAGGCGGACGTCGCCTTCATCTACATCAAGGACGTCGAGGTAATCGAGGAGCTGAAGGACGTTCTCATCAAGGAACCGATGCCGGGCTACCAATGCTCCACGTGTGGCCGGACGTTCGAGGAAGATGATGGAGCGTTCGAGATGGGCTCCGAGATCCCGTCGTGCCCGGACTGCCAGGGAACCCAGGTGAGCCGAACGATGCTCCCTCCGGTGATCGACCAGATGAAGGAGCGTAGGAACAAGTACCCCTACGGCCGACTCATCTGCCTCACCGAAGACGCGCTGCTCTACGACGGCCCGAACAAGGTCAAGATTCGCGAGGTATTCCCGTTCCAGGAGTACGTGAACTACTACGTCCCGCGCCGGCCGTGGGGTTATGGCGAGGTCGCCATGCTCCGCACGGTGCAGGAGTCGCTCAACAAGAACATCGCGCAGGGCATCGACTTCATGCGCCTCGCCGGCAACGGTCCGCTCGAGGTTCCGGCCGAGGTACAGGCGTACCGACACCTAGGCAACCGACCTGGCGACGTCGTTCCCGTGCCGTTCGCGTTCATGGGGCGTGCCCGGTACGTCGTTCCCGACGGTTACAACCCACAGATGCACCAGATCATCGACGGCGCGCTCAAGGCCGACATGAACGAGGTCAGCGGCGTAACTCCGGTGATGCAGGGCCTTGGGCCTTCCGATCCGTCGAGCGGCCGCGAAGTGGAAATCATGGGCAAGCTCGGGCAGACGCGGGTCGGACTCCATCTCGTCGAATACAACAACTGGTCGTCTCAGCTCGCGAGCCAGACGTATCAGATGAAGCGGCAATTCGATCCGGAAGAGGCGAACTACCACGCGCTCCAGGCGAACGGAACCTACACGCCGAAGCCAATCGCGCCCGGGGATCTCCCGGATGACCTGACGATGCTCGTCGAGGCGGACCCGGATCGTACCGAGAAGGACAATCTCCTCGGCCAGAACGTGAACGGTTTCATCGGTCAGGGTGGACTCGATAGCCCCTACGGCGACATCATGCTTCGGATGATTGCGAAGGGCGATCGCGCCCTCGTGCGCGAGATCATGGAGCGAAAGTCGATCATCGACGAGCAGGCGAAGCAGACGGCCCAGGCAGAAGCCGACGCGGCCGAGGCCGCCGGCGGAGCCGCGCCACAGCCGGGGATGGTGCCGCAGCAAATGATTGGCGCCGGTCCTCCAGGAGGGATGTAGGATGAATCCGAGACCGCCCGAGGAAGACCTCAACGAAGATGAGATGCGGAAGGCCTTCTCTGGGCACGGCATGAAGTCAGCCGGACTCTCCGGTGCGGCTTCTGGGCGTCAGGCTCGCGGTGACGCGATCGACATGATGCTCCAGCGGCGCCAGAAGGCGCGCACGTCGATGCAAGGGAAGGCGAAGCGGAGCGGATCGGCCCCGACCTCCAAGGGGATCCCTGGTCGTGGAGATTCGTTCGACACGGAGAAGGCGATCAAGGGAGGGTACTGATGCCGAACCCCACGAGCATTCCAGGAGCGAAGGGCCAGCCCGATATGGATTTCGTGGGTGGCGGCTTCGACACGATGGGACTCGCCCACACGAAGAGCCCATCGACCGACTACATGGACAAGAAGGGAAACCCGCTTCAGGAGACCGCTCCCACGCAGGTCAAGGCGTGGAGCAACGACAGTGAGGAGAAGGCCCTCGGCCAAACGTCCAACGAGATCAACGGTGGACGGAGCCTCACGGGGGGAGGGACGACTTGAGCCCGATCGAGTTCGACAACGACGCGCCATTCAGCGCACTCGTGAAGGGGGCGCAGCGGCTTCATTTCGAGCAGCCGACGATGATCCGCTTCCCAACCGAGGCCATGGCTGGAACGCGCGGTCCGGATCAACCCGCCGCCCCCCTGGAGACGGTCGTGGCGGGAGTCGAGAAGAGAGTCTCCGAGTCGCTCACCCACGCGGACGCCAACGGCGACGCGGACCCCGACTGGAATACCGAGAGCAACGCTCCTTTCCGCGACGAAGCGGACAGCGAGTAGCGGCCCCAGGGACGGGTCAGGAAGGGAAGCATGGAAGGCTTCGACGACACCCCCGAGCTACCGGAAGGCGCTCTGCCTGCTCCGGCCTCCGTTGAGGGTGGCGCTCCGGCAGCGGAAGCTCCGGAAGCTGAGTACATCTCGCTGAAGAACCGCGGCGAGGAGGCACGGATGACCCGCGCCACCGCGCAGGCTGCGGCGGATGAGCTCGGCATCCCGATCGACGAGTTCGTGAAGCGCAATCAGATCGGCTGGGACGGCACTCGCCTCTACAACGAGTTCGAGGAATGGCGTTCTCAGCAGATGGCCGAAATCGAGGCCGAACGCCGTCGGAGCCGTGCGGATGGAGGCGGCGCACGAACGCCGCATCCGGTCGCGTCGGTCCCCGCAGGACCGGCTCCGGTCGCTCGGCAGCGCCCGAACCCGCAGGACGTCGTCGGGACGGTAAACTGGCTGGCCGACAAGATCGAGGCCATCGAGGCCTCGGGAGGAAAGGCTCCGCCAGAGCTAAGCGAGAAGCTCGACTCGCTGATGGAGCGAATCGAAGCAAAGGAGCAGGCTGCCGAACGTCTCGAAGAGCGCGGTTACGCGAACCAGTGCTACGAAGAGGTCAAGTCCGAGTGGAAGAAGGAGTACGGCAAGATGGGCATCGACCCGCCTTCGCAGCGGGAGATGTGGCAGTACCTTCGCCGGATGCCGCTCCACGAGGACCCGGACCGCACGTGGCAGGAAATCTGGAGAGACATCGCGTGGGCCCTCAAGGGCCCTGCTGTCGCTCGAGCCGCGCGGCGCCAGGCAACCGCTGACCTTACGAAGCCCGATGCGAGGGTTCTCGTTCCGGCAGGAAATCGAGCGGGCGGTCCGTCCCCGAAGGCACCGAGCACGGGGAATGAGGACCAGGACATCGCCGCGATGGAGCAGGCACTCAGCGGAGTGTCGGCTTCGGTTCTTCTGCCAGGGATCCGCGACTAGGGCTATAGGAGAAGCCAAGGATGGCTATCACCCCGACCACCGCCGGAGCACTCATTCCGACGCTGTGGGAGAAGAAGATTCAGTACTCGGCGAACAACCGCCGGGGGCTGACCCGCCTTATCCTGGACACCGGATCGAAGTGGTACGGGCCGGGCGGGACGATCAAGTGGCCGGTCATGCAGCAGTGGCCGGCGGCTCTCGACTACACGGGCGCGTTCCTGACGATCCAGGACACGGCCCAGAACATCGGCTCCGCCGACATCACGCCGTCGTGGATCTACACCCACGGCGTTCTGCGCGAGGACGCGGCCCAGACGGGCATCGTGGACCTGATCCAGGCCTACAGCCCACCGATGGGCGAGTCGCTCTACCAGAAGGTCGACATCGCGGTCGCGACGCTGTTCGGGTCGGCGGTTGCGACGGTCGGTGGTGCGGTGGCGTGGTCGGAGTCGGACTTCCAGCTCGCTATCTCCACGCTCCTCACCAACGGTGGGGACAAGGTGGAGATGGGCCAGATTTACGGGGTCTACCACACGTCGCTGTGGGACGACTTCTTCTCGACCGGCAACATCGTCAACGCTGCCTACCGCGGTGACGCGGGCAAGGGCGGCGCCATCACGGGTGTCGTCGAGATGGCCTACGGCGTGAAGATTTTCTTCACGGCGAACGTCCAGAACACGCCGAAGTCGAACGCGGTGTTCGTGCGCGACTCGATTTGGATGGCTCGCAAGAACCGTCCGAAGATCGAGCTCGGCCGCAACATCACGGGCGTCGACGCCGTGGGCACGGACATTCCCGGCCTCTCCACGTCCATCGCTTGCAGCACGGGCTTCGGGACGACGTATCTGCACAAGACGACGACCCCGCAGTTCTCGAGCGACCTGATCGTGGAGCACAACACCAACTAGGCAACGGAGAGGGCGCGCGTCGGCCCAACGGGCGGCGCGCCCTTCACTCTCATGGACGAGATTCGATCGAGTGAGATGGATGAGTTTCTGCCGCCGGTCCTGAGCAACAACCCGGAATTGCGGGAGATTCAGGAAGTGCCGGAGGCGAGCCCCGATCTGAGCGCCCTACAGGGACTCGGACAGGACGCGCTGAAGCCACACATCGCCCAAGATCCCAGGATGATCGACCCGAACGCCCCGACTCACCGGGGGGTTGCCCCGGACTGGGGAACCTTCCGCCATCCGAGGGGGCACAACGGCGTCATCATGTACGATCGAAGGACGCTGACGATCCGGCAGTGGAACGGATACACGGGGCAGCCGATCAAGCTCCCGGAGGCATTCGCGAGGGTTCCGCAGCCGAACGTATCGACTTGCAGGGAGCCGCGCGGAAACAACCGCGGATGCTCGGCGTGGAACGGATGCCCGTATGCTGGGCACGGACCGTTCAACGTGATCGCGTATCTGAAGGAGCGGCCGGACGTCATCCACTCGTTCCAGTGCCAGCACTACTGGACCGGATACACGCCGCAGGGATTCCCGGTCTCTCAGAACCCAGCGGTGTTGAACGGCTGGATCATCGACACGAAGCGCCGCGTGATTCCGTTCACGCACGTCGTCCCGGAGAAGAACCCCCAGACCGGGATGGTGGAGAAGATCAAGTGGGTCGGGGAACGCGAGGTCGTCGACCTTGGGCCGATGTACCATGCGACTCCTCCCGCGAAACTCCGGCCGAACGTGCGGGTAGGCCGAGTGCAGGTTCACGAAGCGATTTCGAAGTACTTCGAAATCGCGAAAGAGGAGGCCCCCGTTGCTGGAAGTGAAGTCGCTGGGAAAGGAACTCCGGCACAAGCTGGATCCGGACACGGGGATGCCCCTCGAGTACGAGCCCCCGGAGTGGCAGGAGCAGGTCGAGGTAAGGGCAAGCGGAAAGGACGTGCACGCGCTAAGGGGCGTGTTCAAGGAGTCAAGCCTTCGGTCGATGCACCAGGCCGAAAACTTCCGAAAGAAGGGCGGGTCGGAGCTGCTCCCGTCTCCCGACGGAAAGATGGTGGAGGTCCCGGGATTCCTGGTTGAGAACTACAGGAGCATGGGATTCGGCAAGGTCGCTTCGAAACCTAGCTTCAGGATGTCGGGATTCGGCGGGATGAAGAGGGATGGCTTCACCCGCTGCCGCTACGTCTACAGGGATGGCGAGCGGATCACGCTCAAGGAGGAGCGAAATGGCGTTTAGCTCGAAGCGAATCAAGTCCGGCGTCCGTGGTGATGGGACCTACGCCGAGTACCACGCGTGCTTCTTCAACGCAGTCCAGACCGGTACGGTGCAGCTCGCAACGGGGCGTGACCTACGGAGGGTACTGCTCCGCTTCATGGACGCCTCGACGGTCGCCGGCGGGACCGCGGTCACGGTAACGAAGAACATCGAGACCGGAGTCGTCACTCTCGCGGCTGCGGTCGCGGACAACGCTCTCACCGGCGAAGCCGGCGGAGCGGCCGGATCGAGCACTTTCACGGCCACTGGAGCGGTCATCGGCCAGACGGTCGCCGGCACTGGCGTTCCGGCCGAAGCAGTCGTTACGTCGGTCAGTGGGACGACGGTGAAGATCGACAAGGTTCTGACGGCGGCCGTCGGCACGGACATCGTGGGAAACACCTACGGGATCCTCGAAGCCGTCTTCTGCTGATCGGAGGGAGTCGTGGCTCTCACTCGAATTACCGCGACCGGCACGGTGCGAGCGACACCGTGCCGCGCGGTCATGTACATCCTGACGCCTGCGGCCGCGGCGTCGACGCTCGTGATTCGGGACAACGGCGCCGGCGGCACGATTAAGGTGTCACTCTCGGCCGGCGCTAACGGACCGTCGATGGTTGTTCCGGTTCCTGGCGGTGAGAAGTTTTCCACCGACTGCCACGCCACCATCACCGGTGCAGGCGCTGAAGCCTACGTGGCGCTCTAGCCATGTCTCTCAAGAGCGAACTCCAGTCGATCAAGGACAGCTGCGACGTAGCTCTGGCCGTGCTTTTCCAGAACTCGAAGACGTCGTTCGAGGTGGTGGGGATCGACTACTCGATTCCGAAGGCGAATCTGCCGCAACAGTTGGTGGACAAGCTGAACGACGACATCAACGCTGCGCTTCAGAACATCAAGGCGAGAGCTCCCACACTCCCCAATTCGGTGTGAGATGGGCTACTACACGGACGGGGTCACATACTTCTGGTTCGATGACAACCAGAACTTCGGTGGCGCCGATCCGCACGTTCCAGGCACTCCACAGAACCTAGCCGAGTTTTCCACCGCCTTTCCCCTGGTCTGTGGACAGCCGAACTTCGGTGGTGTGCTCACGAAGGCTGGCCTTGTCTGGTTCATCCTCCAGAACACGGTCATCGGTGGTAAGGCTGGGGTGGACCCCTTCAACGACACCACCTGGACCGAACTCACCTCCAAGTACATCTTCCTCGCTCCGGGCAAGACGCTGACGATCCGCACTCAGGGTGCCGTTCCGAACGTATTCCTCAATCACGGCATCAAGATCGGCACCGGAAAGAGGATCTCCGGCGCGCGCGGAGTGAACTGGTACCAGGCCGCGAACATCGTCATTCAGCAGAACGCGAACCTGTACGGAGGGAAGTACGAGAGCGACGGTTCGGTGCAGATCTCCGACGCCGCGGCCAACAACGAGATCGAGGCCGCCGGCTGCGAGTTCCAGGGCAACTCCGGAGTGATGGGCGTCCAGGGTACCGGGGTTAAGCTCTACAACAACCTGTTCGGGCTCGGTACGACCGTGACCAGTCTGTCACCCAAGGACTCCGACAATGTGGTGCTGGCTATCAGCGGCTCTCCGGCGTCGTTCTTCCAGAGCGCCTCAGCATTGAAGAAGCCGAAGGGACTCTCGCTGATCGGTTCTCCAACCCAGGCACAGATTAGGGCGATCGGCGGCGCACCAGCGTGGCGCCCATCCAGGATCAAGTGGGCAGACTCATCGGTCGCTCACATCGAACTTGCGTCTGCGAACATCGACCCCAACGGTGGCCTCGCCGTCTATGAGTCTGAGGAGTTCCACTTCCGAGTAATGGACCGCTTCGGGAATCCACTATCAAACGTGCCGGCCCAGATCGTGTCTGACGGACAAGATTACGGGGGACTGTACGACCCGTGGGGCGGGTCTCCGCTCTACTCCAACATCGAAGGCGACTACGTCTGGACAGACTTCCTGAACACTGGGGATGACAACACCCTCGTGGCTAGATCGTGGGGCACCAGTGGAGGAGTGCAGATCTTCAGGGACCGAACTTTCACGATCTCGGTCAACCTGAGGTCCATGCCTGGTTACCAGGAAAGTCATCCGTCTCGAGTGAAGTCGTTCACGGTCCCTGGTAGGGACATGCGTAATGGCTCTCCAGTAGCACTTGGGGGCGACTTCTACACGATCGTCACTGTTCCGATCGTTCTCAGCTTCGGCGGAATCCCCGGCGAGTGGGAGAAGTGTGAAGTATGAGCCCAGTGTCGGTCTGGACCCCTCTCGCTATCCCGGCTGCTCCCGGGACTTTCACTCTCTTCGGGGTGAGCATGTGGCCCATCGCAGCGCAGTGGAGCACGCCATCAGTACCGGTCTCGACGTACACTCCGTGCGAGATTCCGATCAGCCCTTCCACGAAGTGTGACGTTCCGGTCTCTACGTGGACGAAGGAGGAGCTCTGATGCCGCTCGGTGGTGCTGGCGCGATCCTGAAGTTGAAGAAGGGTGACCTGGAGCCGTCTCCGGAGATCGGGGACCAGGCAGGCCTGGACGGAGCGAAGCTCTACGCGGTCGCGATCGGTGGCGCCGTTCACATGGGGCCTGGTCTCGACGCCCTCATCCTAGGAACTACTGGGTGGGGGGCCGCTCATCCTGCTGCGGGAGTGACGCTCGTTCGCTACGCAGACATGGGTCTCGTCATCTCCAGGTTTCACATGGCCGATGGGGTCGACCCGACGAAGATCGTGCACTGGGACCTGGCGGACCTGACGAGCGCAATCGAGCGGGTCGTGTCGATGCCTGACTGGTCCGGAGTCCTTCCTCTACCCATCGACCTCGGATCCGCCGGACGATTCCTTCGGTCGAACGGTGCCGGCTCCCAGCCGTCTTGGGAAGCACTGGTCCTTACGAACGCCCTGCTCGACGGGTCGAACCACTCTGACACGCTGGCCGGGGCCGTTGCGGTCGGGGACCTCATCCACGGTAACGCCACTCCGAAGTGGGCGAGGATTCCGATCGGGGACGCTGGGCAAGTGCTGAGTGTGGTAGGAGGGATCCCAGCATGGTCCAGCACCCCATCCGCCGTGGAGCACAATTCGCTTTTCCATATCAAGGCGATTCGCGCCACAGGCTGCTCGATCGCGAACGGCTCCGACCATCTCACCACGACCGGAGCACAGTTCGCCGGTGTCAAACAGGGAGATTTCGTCCGGTTCGACGTTATGACCACTGCCGTCTGGGGGGCTGTGGTATCGAGCATCGTGGACGACAACGAGGTCGTACTGGACAGGGTGAACACTGGAAGCAGCCAGTCCGGCCGAGTCGCCGTATTCACCCCGGGAGACCACTACAACAGCGCGATCAGCGAAGCCAACGGATACGTGCTCGCCTGCGGGCGAGGCACCTACGACGCGGCGGCTACCCCAGGCGGCACGATCGAGATCATCCGGGGCCCGAAAGATTTCGAGGGCTACGAGAGCGGCAACGCCACCATTCTTGGATTCGTGGCAAGCACTAGCACGATCACTCCTCACGGGTTCAACTGGAAGAAGCCCGGTACCGCGATTCGCGCATACGTCCACGTGAACGATCTCACCGGGACAGTCGTGCTTCGGCTCGGTAACCCCGCAACCGGCGACTTCTTCGTCTACACGAATCTTGCCCAAGACCTTCTATCGAAGCGCCTTACGACCGCCTGCAAGATCAAGATGGACGGCACGGCGACCTACGCGGTCTTCCAAAGCGCCGCGAACCTAGATCGACTCGGGTTCGACCTCACTCCGATGTCCGCGCTTCGCTCCGTGTCCTGGCCGGACTATGCTGGTCGTGTTCACGTCGAGGGGGCTCCGGTCACTTTCACCGACACGGATACGACTCCATCGGTGGCCGGCTCTCGCGTCTTCCTGACGGCCAACACTGGCGCTACCTCGATCACGGCATTCGATGACTCCGTCGACGGCCAGGAGATCACGGTGGTCTTTGGCGACAACAACACGACCATCGTTGCGGGAGCGAACATGAAGACTGTCGGCGCTGCAAACATCGTTGGGACGACCGACGACGTCGTCCGATTCGTTAGGGTCGGTGCGAACTGGCATCAGGCCAGCCCGATTGCGGTCAATGCCTGAGCCGCGGCGCAGGTACGAGGGGCGGCCTAGCGGAGACGATGAGCTCCGGAAGGCGAAGCGCCAGGCGCTAGAGGGGATGAGGCGCCTCAATCCTAAGAAGCCCGAGCCGGGTGTGTCGCCGGAGATCACTCCGGGCATATACTGGGAGGACATTGACATCCTTCTAGCGCAGCGCCAGAAGAACCGGCGCAAGAAACCCCAGGGAGGGGGTGAGTACGCGTGACAACTGACGAGGTCGTAACCGAGGTCTACAATCAGTGGGGCGAGGATCCAACCAACGCCCGGATCTCTCCCATCCAGGTCACCTCCTTCGCGAACCGCGGCCAGCGCCAGCTCTGCCGAGCCGGAAACGTGCTCCTCACGTGCGCGTTCATCGACACCGTAGCGGACCGGGAGGAGTACAACGTCCCGACCGACTACATCAAGACTGAGTGCGTATTCCTCGGCGTGACGAAGCGCCGCCTCTTCCCGATGAACGTCGGAGACCGAGACCCCAACAAGAGCGGCGGAATCCCCGCCTTCTACTACATCTGGGGAGGCACCCAGAATGGAGTCCACGTCTACACGATCGGACTCAATCCGATCCCGCGCGTTGGGGTCGCCGAGGACCTGGTTCTTCGGTACCGCAAGGCACCGCTGAAGATGGTCCATTCGAGCCAGGGGACGATGGTGAACCCGGAGGTCATCGAGAGCTGGCAGGACGCGGTGATCGACTACGCCCTGATGATGGTCTACCGCCGGCTCGGCAAGGACTTCGTGGATCTCTTCCGTGACCAGCGGGATGCGTGGAAGGGTTGGATCCTCGAGGCGAACAACTTCATCAACCCTCTTCAGAATGACTACCCGATGCAGCGGCGCGACACCGGCGGTTACGACCAGCCGAGCTACGGAGAGTAGTGTGGCCGACGTCCTCAAGGCAGAGCAGTTCTTCGGTCAGGTCGACGGGAACATCCCGCTCTTCAACCGCGACCCGGGATGGCTGAAGAACCTCCAGAACATGCGCGTCCGCTCCGGCGGCCACTGCGAGGCTCGAGGCGGCTACGAGACCCTGAAGCCATCCGGCGGGACTTCGGGAGCGATTGACACCGCGGGAATCATCGCTGGGCTTCACGAGCACCACCAGACCCATGGCTGCATCCAGGGGGTCGCCGCCGACGGGATCAGCTTCACGACGGACATCGCGCTGTTTCCGAACGCTCGGCTCTTCGGGCCGGTTGCGAACATCGCTGCGGCCGTGCCAGTGCTGGGCGTCAACGACACGGACATCGCGTGGTACTTCGGCAGCATCGGGAAGTTTTCCCGTCTCCTCATCAATCTCACGCGCGGAACGAGCACCGGTGGGAGCACCTACGGTGTCACGTGGGAGTACTGGAACGGCGCCGCGTGGTTAGCCCTGAGCGGAGCCACGGAGAACTTCTACACTGCCGGATTGAAGGACATCGCCTGGGCGGTACCTACCGCGTGGGCTCCGGTGGCGGTCCACAACATCTATCTCTACTGGGTCCGTTGCCGCATCACTACCATCGGCGTAGCAGACCAGGACGCGTGGATCCTCAACGCCCAGATTCTCTCCGACTGGCGCGGCCGGAGAATGCTCTTCGGGGCCGCTACTGACGGTGCTGCCGCAGCCAACAACGGGAAACTCCGCTTCTACGGTCAGACCTCAGGGGGCGCCGCGGCGTGGAGTGACGCGTTCGTTGGGGCGACCACGCTCTTCAGCGGCGCCAACCCTGTCTATCGCTTCGCGACGTTCCAGAATCGCCTCCTCTTCGTGAACGGCAAGGAGAACAAGCGCTACAACAACGACCGCGCCGACGACCTCGGTCTGGCGGCTCCGGTCGGTTGCAATCTCACCATCGCCGCCGTGGTCGGTCCAAACCCGGATGCCGGCGAGCCGGCGAACTTCGGCCGGGCCTGCGTCTTCGACTATGCGGTCACCTTCTCCTATGGACCCGGAGGATCGTGGGGTGAGTCAGCCCACGAGATGTCGACGACCGGCCCACTCGCCTTCGCCGCGAATCAGTACGCCGCGCTCATCGTGAACGCCGGAGTAGGAGTGCCGAGCCAGGTCGCGCATGTGAACCTGTACCGGACGAAGGACCTGACCACGGTTCCGGTATCGTTTCGCGCGAACGCCCCGATGTACAAGGTCGCGGAAATCAACTGCCTGACCCCGACGACGACGCAGGCCACGGAGAACGATTCCACCTACGAGGAGCCGTTCCCGGCGGAGCCGCTCGACCTCGAGGACTACACGCCCCCCAAGCGCTGCCGATTCATTCGGGCGTTCCGAGGCCGCGTCTTCTACGCCTCGAACGACGAATACCCTGCGCGCGGCTGGTGGAGCGAGCCGGGACACGGAGAGTCCGTCAACCAGCGCGAAAGCTATCTGGACCTCTCCGACACCGGTGGCGGGCCGATCACCGGAGAGGCTGTAGCCTTCGACGCGTGGATCGTCTGGTCCGAGAACGCCATGCGCGCCGCCTCAGACCTCGACGAGGCGGTCCCGAACATCGTGGACGTCCCAGGCGGACGCGGCTCCATCGCTCCTGATGCCGCCGCCTATGGCTACGGAGTCATCATCTGGGCGTCTTCGGACGGCATGTATCGGATGCTCGGGGACGGAGACATCAAGCGGATCAGCGACGACCAGACCGAGACTTTCGGGAAGATGACGATCGAGAGGCACGGGCGGTCCCGCGCGTTCATGCACGATGGACTCTATGAAATCCAGCTCATCGACCAGAACGGAACTCCGGTGGCGAACGGACGGTGGCGGTACGACATCTACAAGGGCACCTGGAACAGGTCGACGATCTCCTTCTCACCGCTCACGACTGCGCTGGCGCCCCTCGGCCATGCGGACGCCGGCGTGCTCCACCCGTTCTACGGCAACACGGATCCTGCGGTCGCCGATCGCACTCCGCGGGTTGGGGAGTACACCACTGGGGACGACGCGGTTGGGTATGACTGCATCGGAGACGTCCACTTCGGTCCGAGCGGTTTCCGCGGCTTCGCACCTGATCGTTTTGCTGCCTACTTCCAGCGCGACTCCGGCTGGGCGAATCCGGTAGTCTCGAACGTCCCGGGCCACACGCCGATCTTCAAGGGTCCTACGTCGTTCGGAACTCCGACTCCCAAGGTTGGAAGCGACTACGAGCTCATCGTCGCCAACTGCACCGACCTGCCATCGGGCACCCAGGACATCGCAGTGCGGTTCAAGGCCACGACGGTCATGGGCGGTACTCCTCAGGACCAGCGCCTCGTGGCGTGCTACCTCGAAGGGAAGATGCTCGGTGTTCCGCCGACTGGTTGATTCCGGCCAAGCGCCGGTCATGTCGAAGAAAATCGTCATGCGGTCCGTCTCGTTTTCGGGCCGAGACTTCGGTAAGCCGAAGGCGAAGGCTCAGGATCACATCATCCACTGCGTCTTCTCGGCCGCAAACGTCCCTCACACGTTTCCCCACAACCTAGGGAAAGTCCCGAGCCGATACGTGGAAGGGCCGAAGCGGAGAGACGCCACGCTGGGCCCGCCCGGGAAGGTCTACGACATCTACCCGTTTGCGACGCGGACCCACGTGACCCTATACTGCGACGCGTCCGGCACTCAGGCCGAGATCGTGCTGACGTAAGGAGGCCAAGGATGGCTTCGAGTTTCGATACTTGGAATCCGAAGGGTGGCATCGGTGGGATGGTGAAGAAGGCCTACACCACCGCCAAGCAGTCGAACCCTGCGAGCGTGATGGACGAGTACAACGCGGCCGCCACGAAGGCGCTGCCGCAGCTCTATCAGCCGGCGTATTCCGCCATCAGCCGGCAGATGAATCCTCAGTACCGGAAGGCGCGCGCCTACCTCGCGACGAATCCCGCCGCCGGTAACTCAGGAGTCGGGGCTCGCATGGACCGCATCCTCGGCCAGGAGGCTTACGGGGCCCTCGGCGAATCCCTCGGTCAGACGACCGCTGGAGTGGCAGGCCGTGGGCTCGACCTCTTCGATTCGCTCCTTCGCAGGCGGCAGGAAGAGCGGTACAAGAGGGAAGAGGAGAAGCGGAACAAGGGCGGGATCGGTGGCACCATCGGTGGAATCGCGGGCTACGTCGGGAAGCGTGCCGTGGACAAGTTCTTGCCGTTCTAGGAGGGTGACGTGGCTTTCGGAACCGCTCCATTCGGCACACGCTCCTTCGACGACATGATTGCCCGTCGTCTCGAGGAGCGTAAGCGTCTCAAGGAAATCATCGGCGGACCGGCTCCGACCGCGCCGCAGACCGTTCTACGCGCGGATCCGTTGGCGCCAGGTCCCATCGACATGGGCCCGGAGCCGGCTCCCGCCGGTGCGCCACCGCCTCCCGCGCGCGGCGGCATTTCGGCCGCTATCACTGCCGGGAGCCGGCAGCCCGACTTCTGGGGTGGCCTGCTCCAGGGCTTCGGCGCTACGGACGCCGCCGACCGCGCAGCCCAGGCCGCGGCCGCTGAAACCTCCATGAAGGAGCGCCAGTTCGGGCTTGACGAGCGCCGCGTCGCCGCCGAGGAGCTCCGCGCGACTCGCGCTCCGGTGCCTCGCACCCCCAGCGAGACGACTGCCGAGGAGCTCGCCGCGACGCTCAACTTCCTCAAGCAGGCTGGAGCGACCCCCGACGAGATCAAGACGTACTTCCTCACGAAGGGGCGAAGCAGCTCAGGCGGGGACATGAGCGACCTGGACAACCTGGCGCGCTCCTACGTGGAGACCGGCCGCGCGAAGACGCTGGCCGATGGGTACATCCTCGCCCGGCGCGAGAGCGGAACCGCCCAGCCGGTCGGGTTCATCCGGAAGACGATCTACGACCCGAAGAGCCTCAACTTCACCGTGGTGAACGCGAGCGTCTACCGACGGTTCAACCCGCTGACCGGCACCTACGAGACCCTGGACCAGTGGGGCAACCAGCTCACGCCCGAGGACCAGGCCCAGATTCAGACCAACCCGAACGCGTTCGCCGGCGGGACCGGCGGCGCGGCCGTTCCATTCGGGGGAGGGGTCGAGGCGCCTCCGGGCGGCCCGGAGCAGTCGCCCATCCTCCAGCGGCTCCTGAATCCGGCCGCCGGCTTCAATCTTCCGCCCGAGGCGCTGCCTGCGGGGGCGCCGCCGCGGCGCGCTCCGGCGCCGGCGGGGGCGGCCGGTAACCGGCCGTCTTGGATGAACTACGTGAAGCCCGGTGGCTGATGCCTCGCTTCGACATTCTGAAGGCCAAGCGGGACGGCCTCTCGGACGACGACATCACCGCCCAGCTCGAGGAGGCGCGCGCTGCCGGGGTTGACCTCTACATCGACCCCACCGACGCCGCGGCCGCCCAGGTAGTCGCCTCGACGCCCGCCGCCCCGAACACCGGGGAGGCCCTCGGGAACGCTGTAGCTGCCCCGTTCCGCGGTCTCGCTGCCGCCATGGACTTCCTCGCCGAACGGGGCTCCAGGGCCGCGGGAGGCGCCATCCAAGGATTCACCGCTCCGACCGAGGGAGCGATCCCCACTCCGGCCGAGTTTGCCGCTCCGGCAGTCGGATACGCGAAGGGGCTCCTCCTCGGTCAGGGGCCGGAAGCATCCGACGAGATCCGCCGGCTCGGCTGGCAGGGCATCCCCCCGGAATGGCAGGCCGCCATGAACGCCGGTCAGTCTGGCGTCCCAGTCGGGTCGATCGCCGGCGCTGCGCTTTCACCGGAAGGCCTCGGAACGGCTGCGTCCACGATCGCTACGCTTCCGCTCGACGTTGCTGGTGGCGGCGCGCTCAAGCTCGCTCGAGCTGGCACCAAGATCCCGAAGGTCGCCGAGGCGCTGGACGTCGTCCGCCGTTCCCCGGTCGTGGCGCCAGTGGCGCGCGCGATCGGCCGGCCCGGTGCACTTCTGCCGCACCGAATCCGGGAGCCGATTCGAGACCTGATGCGGGAGACCAGGGGCCAGGAGCGCCTCGTCGAGTCCCAGTTGAAGGACGTCCTGGACGAGGCCCAGACCGCGATCATGCAGGTGGCGAAAGAAAAGGGACTCGCGCCAGAAGTGGCGGAGCAGGGCGTCCGTGACCTGCTCGAGATGTCGGGCCGGAGCCCCGGAGTGCTAGCGTCGGCCTCCCCTTCCGAGCAGGCTGCCGTCCAAGCACTCCGAGGGCTTTCGGAGACGATGCCGGAGCTCCGCGGTGCCGCTGGCCTTCGGGAGGCGCGCCTGGGCAGTCACCTGGAGGAGGCGGAGAAGGCGACGCACGTCGAGTTCTCCCCCCGGATCCCGGAGCAGAAAGCAGCTGAGGCGCTCGGGCTCGATCCCGGTCCCGTCTCCTACAGCGAGCTCGAGGCGCGCATCCCTGGGATTCGAAAGGCGAACCGGGAGCTCACGACTTCGGAAATCGAAACGGCAATCCGCAAGGCCACTGGGTACGAGGGGCCCATCTTCCGACCGCTCCTCGAAGCCTTCGAAATCGCCGGCCAGGGAACGGCGCGGTCCGTGGCAAACGCGCGCGCCCTCGGAGAGATCGCGTCTCGTTTTTCCGTGCCAGCTGAGAGGGCGCTGCCGACTTTTCGGCCGATGTCGAAGCTCGGCATCTTCGAAGGGTTCGCAGACGAGGCGAAGGTCGGATTTTCGAATGCCTACGTGGACCCCGAGCTCTACGGCTACCTCCAGGATTTCGTTCGGGAGACGGCGCCTCAGAAGATCCGGGTCATGTCCGGATTCCTCAAGGTCTGGAAGCCTGCGGTCACGACGGTCAACCCTCAGTTCGTGTCTCGCAACATGCAGTGGAACGCCATCATCGGGTGGATCCGCGGCAACCGAAACCCGGCAAACTGGACAGACGCGGCCTCGGTCCTCGGACGCGCAGACGGCCCTCCTATCGCTGGCCTTGGCGCTCGCGCGGCGCTGCGCGAGGAAATGATCGGCCAAAAGGTCATCGGCACCGGGACCGGGCTCGAGTTCGGGGTGCACGCCGGCCGGCGCCTTGGCGCTGGGTCGGTGCCGCGGCGCGCGCTCGCCGCCGCGAGCCAGGTCAACCAGGCGGGCGAGGATCTCTCTCGCGCGGCTCACTACATCGCCATGCGCCGAAACGGAATGTCTGCTCAGGAAGCGGCCGCCGAGGTCGCGCGGACCTACTTCGACTACACGAAAGACGCCTTCACCCAGTTCGAGAACAAGCTCCGGGAGAACCTGATCCCGTTCTACGCCTGGACCCGGAACATTCTTCCGCTCACGTTCCGAACGCTCGTGGAGAAGCCCTCGGGGTTCGCGGGTCTCGGCGCCCTGTCGCGCGAGTCGGCGCGTACCGCCGGCCTGCCGCTAGAGGACCGCCCATACATGGGAGCGGAGAGCCGAGACGTGCTCGGCGTCACGCTGGCGCCCTACCCTGGCGAAGAGGGCTTCCGGACGTCTCCGATGTCCCAGGTCGGCTTCTTCGATCCTGGCCGGTTCGCAGCTAGCCCCGGTGGCGCTGCGGTCCAGCAAATCACGCCGCTAGTTTCGGTCCCAGCTCAGGTGGCCGGCATCATCAAGAATCCGTTGACCGGCAAAGAGGCAGAGGACATCGTGGCGCTGCCGCCCGCCGCGGCGCTCATCCCGACCATCAACCCGGAGCTCGCGGCGAAGTGGGGAATCACGCTCGCGGCTCCAGGGCGCGCGGTCGGACCGGAGCGGGTGAATGCGCTCTTTCGGACGGGTGGACCCCTAGGGACCGCGCTCCTCGATCTCGTGAACACCGGGGACCCAGACGCCCAGATGCGCGCATACTCGTGGCTCTCGGGTATCCGTGTCCGAAAGGAAGTGGAGCCGCAGGTAGGGCGAGTCATTCAGCAGCGGCGGGAGCGGAGCGAGAAGCGCGAGGAGCGCTACCGCACCGGACAGCGCCAGCGGCTCTCAGGCCAGATCGAAGCGGGGGAGCGATGACAGAGGTGTGGAAACTTCTCTTCGGGGACATTCCGGTGCGCGGCGCGTTCAGGGCTGTGGTGATCGGCGCCCTTCTCTGCGCGTGCTTCTTCACCATCCGTGACTGGAAGGAAGGCTTCGAGGGGAAGGTGTCCGAGGAAGCCGCCTCAGTTCGGCTCACCCTCGCTACGTCTATCGCCTCAAACGAGGCCTGGAGAAACGCCTCACTAGAGGAGAGGGTTAAGTTGCTGAGGAAGGTGAACATCAGACTTCGGCGCCTCTACGAACAGAACGGATGGCAGTACGAGGAGGTTGAACCGTGACAGCTTTCGACATCGCGCAACGGTACATCGGGGTGAAGGAGTTCAAGGGTGAGAAGGACCACCCGCTGATCCAGTGGTGGCTCTCGCTCTGCGGCTTCTCGACCGAAATGCCTGACGAAACTCCGTGGTGCTCTGCGTTCATGCAGCACGCGCCGTGGGAGCTTCGTCTCCCGCGATCGAAGTCTGCGGCCGCTCGATCGTGGCTCACCATCGGGAAGCCGATCGGGCTCGCCTTCGCCAAACCAGACGCCGATGTCGTGATCCTCCGCCGAGGCTCCGGTGCCGGAAGTGCCGGCGCCGAGGTTCTCCACGCCCCAGGGCACGTCGGCTTCTTTGCTGGCGTGGAAGGTGGTAAGGTGCTGCTGCTCGGCGGAAACCAGGGGGATTCGGTGTCGATAGCCCCCTTCCCACTCGAGGCCGTTCTCGGGGTGCGCCGCTTGACCTAGTAGGAGGATTCGATGGACCAGATCATCACGCTCGTAGGGATGTTCACCAACTTCCTCGTCGGCTACATCACGAAGAAGAGCACGAAGTCCGGGGACTTCATTCGGAAGGTGATCCCCGCCCTCACCTTCGTCGTCGCGCTCATCACGCAGATGGTCGCCGCGGCAACCTCGGCGCTTCCGCCTCAGACGGTTCCGGCGGTGGCGATGGCCGGATTCTTCGGCACGTTCGGCAAGGGCTTCCTCGACATCTTCGTGAACTCCCTCATCCAGACCTTCGTGGTCACGGGAGTCCACAGCACGCAGAAGAACGCGCGGGAGGCGCTTCGATGAAGTGGTACGGATGGCTCATCGTGGCGCTGGGCGTAGTCGCCATCGTTCTCCTCTGGCCCCTTCGAGCTCCGGCGCAGGTAACGAGCATCACGCTCGACTGGACGGCGCCGGGAGATGACGGGAATGTTGGGACGGCGACGAGCTACGAAATGCGGTGGTCCACGACACGACCCGACACGACGGGCCTCGCGGCCGCTGGCCCCGCTGGAACGCCGGCGGTCAACTCGTGGTGGAGCTCCGCCACGGTAGTCGGGACCATGCCGGCGCCGCTCGTGGCGGGCACGACTCAGACCAAGATCGTGACCGGGACGTTCGCGCCGAACACCTACTACTTCCTGCTGAAGGCATGCGACGAGGTGCCGAACTGCTCTGGGTACTCGAACCTTGCGGCGAAGGTTATTCTGGACGCGGTTCCGCCGGCGAGGATCCTGGATCTGATCGTTCGATGATGCGGGCAGGTGAACTGGTGGACATGCCTGGCTCATAACCAGGACACGGAGGGTTCGATTCCCTCGCCCGCTACCAAAAGAAGGGCCCCCGGTCTCGTGATCGGGGGCTCATTCGTTACTGTTGGCACGCCGCCCTCGGTTGCAGCGTGTTCGTTGCAGGGCGCCGGTGTTATCGAGGTCGCGTCCCCGGCCGAGGCCGCCCGAGTCCTACTCCTTTACGATTTCGAGCCTGTAGACGGTGCGCGGGCCGGCGTCATCCGGCAGCGGGTCGTTCGACCGAATCATCACCGTGTGTCCGACGACGGGCTTCAGGTCCGGCCGCGGCACGATCCGATCGTCCCAGCCTTCTGTCAGCATGGCCCACTCCCCTGGTCCTGCCTCCGCGTAGATGTCTCCGGGCTCGAGGTTCGAGATGTCGGTCTTCACAGGGATGATTCTCACGACTTCACAACCCCCTCCGTTCCGCGGCGAGGTACGGCGGGCTATGCCCACGCCGATTGATGGCGGCGCTGCCGTCCAATGTAGGGTAACCCGCCGCCCTCTTTCCGCTTCGTGCCGTGGCCGTCGGCGAGGCCGTACCCTGTTCCGCGCGGATCGTAGCGAGAAGAGGCGCGCTTTCAAGCCGTACCCCGGCGGATTAAGGTGCCACGGCACTTCAAATCACGCTGCGGCCCTGGTAGCGTCCCTACTGGCCGTCGCCACGTTCCTTTAGGGGTCCAGTGGGTTCCGAACCCGACCCAGGTTGGGGAACGATTGCTCAGGCTTTCGCCGCCGCAGCGCTTCTACTTCTTCCCCTGCGCTTCGATGTAGGCGCGGTAGGCGGAGATTAGTCCCGCAGAATAGTCGTCCCCAGTCTCGGCTAAAGCATCCAAGAAACCGTCCCGCCAAATACAAAATGTGGTTGCCGCCGCGACGAACGCCTCGTGCTCCGGGATAGGCAGCGCGGCTCGGATGCGGGCGGCCCATTGCGGTATGAACACATGGACCGTGACCCGCGTGTCCTCGGTGGCTCGCGCCTCCATCTCCGCCAATACCGCCAGCAGTTCACTCGTAGGGTCTGTCATCGGGACTCCGGGGGATTTAGGCTCCATACTGCGAAGTAGGCGACCTTGCAGGCGATGTGCATCGACTGATCCACCAGAAGCGACGGGCGCTTACCGTGAATGGTCAGCGAGTCGATCAAGTAGTGCGCTGCCGTCTCAGCCAACCCGTAGCCCGCTCCCAAGACAAGGCAGGTCGCTCCACCGTGAATCAGCGAGTGCATCAGGCGCACGATTCGAGACGTTCGCTTGTTGATCGCCATCCAATCCGATTGGAGGCCGAAATCAGCCACCGCATGCCCCACGATGAGAAGGAATAGAGTGGTCACTTCTTCCCCTCCTCAAGCAGCCGGATGACTCCGGCCAGTTCGTCGGCCCACCAAAGGTGAGTCGGAGCGCCCTCCCGAGGCCTGATTGCTCCCTCCACCGCCTTCAAGCGCCGAATGGCTTCGGTGTGGGATGGCTCCTCCAGCATCAGCATGGTGAGAAGGGCGACGTACTGCTCGGCCTGATAGGCCCGGCCAGATGGCGCTGCGTCCATGTTCGACCTACGTTCGCACAGCCCCACAGCGTATTCAATCGCCTCCCGCTGTTCCTTGGTCACTTCCGCACCGCCTTCTTCTTGGGCTTCACTCCCTCGTCGGTCATGGCCTGTACCCTCCGCATCCGGCGCAGATCGTCACTTCCTCGACTAGATGCTCCGGCGCGTCGCAGGCGCACCGCTGCGGCCACCCCTCGATGAGCGCCTTCAGCCGCGCCACTTCCGCTTGCAGCACCGCGATCTCCCTGGCGTGGGCTGCGGCGATGCGGGCAATCTCAACTTGAAGAATTGCCGAATCATCGCGCATGACGTCGATTGCCTTGAGAAGCTCCACATTCGTGAAGCGCCTTACCTCAAAGTCATGCGAAAGGAAATTATCCCTGAACCTCACTAATGGATAGAACATCAACCGACTAAACATATTGTCAAGCGATTCCACCAGCACGTCCGCCACAGTCTCTTCCTTCGGCTCAGGCATGGTCGCCCTCCGTGGGTTGGGCCATCAGGCGGCAGTAGGCAGCCGAGCATTCGCCTGCGGCCTGCCCCTCAAGATCGTATCGGGCTTGTGGCGGTTCGTCGGGATACATGGGTCGCTCCGCGCATTCATTCTTGATCGCCTCGGAGCGCATCGCCGCCTCCAGGAAGCCCGAGTCCAGAAGGCGACGGAGGATGGCGCGATGTCCCTCAGCAACGTAAAACGCTGACCGCTCGTGCGGGCATCCGTCCTCGTCCGCGAAATATCGGGGCGTTTCCAGGGCGTCATTCCCAGCCCCTATCGCCTCCCTCACCATCTCAGCGGTCAGTGGCTCACTAGAATGGGACATCTTGATCCTCCGGCCATCCAGCCCAACGTAGCTGCTCCTCTTCGATCTTCATCCGATAGCCAAGCATGATCCCGGCACAGCACGCATCGCATTGACCCTGATCTTCGCTGCAACCGCACGGTTGAGCCGCTATAGCGCGCAACTCGTCATCGGTGTAAGAGTTGTAAATGTTGAAGTCACCCATGGCTCGGCTTCTCGGTGGATAGGGCTGCGGAAACTTCATCCGCTAAGGCGTTGTCGTGCCGCAGCGCCTTCGCCAGCCGCTCGACTTCGGCACGGATCGCGGAGAGTTCGTCACGCCAGCCCGCGACTATCCAGGCTGGAGCAGCCACGGTGTACTCATCGCCGCTCACGGGATCGCGCTTCACCACTGTCTTTTCGGATGCATCCTCCAGCGCCTTCAACCGCTGCGCCACGCTATCGGGCATTGGGCTTCCTCCTCTTGCGCGGCTTGCGTCGTAGGTGATGGTGCAGGGAACGATGGCCCACTCTGGGCTGTCCTTGTAATCCGCAGCGTAGGACGGCCTGCGAATGCTCACGCTCGAAATGCCGAGCGGCTTGAACTTGATGCTCAATACCGCCCACGCCTTCACCGTCCGCTTCACCCCGCCTCCTTCTCGATCTCCGCATCGTGGAGCCGGGCCATGTTGCGTAGGGTGGCGTCCATGGCTCTGTCCATCTCAAGAGTTCCGCCGGTCGCACAGGCGTTGACGGCAGCCTCGGCTACTTCCAGCGCCCGCTTCTCCTCGTCGTGGGTCATCGTTACCGCTCCCTATGTTGCACGCAGACCTGTCCATCGGCACCGAGGATGCAGCCACACTTCAGCACCCGTGGTTGCTTTGCTCGCAAGGCTGCACGCCACCCAGTAGCAAATCCTATCCGCCACATTTCCCAGGAGAGCGGGTTGAGCGGATTGAATCGCACTCGCTTTTCAGCACGCTCCAGTGCCTCGTTCATGTCGTGGGTCATCGCCACTCGATTCGCACACACCCGACGCCTCCGCATTTCAAGCGCCAAGCCATCCAGAATGCACGCAATAGCGAGTCGCCCTGCCACATATGCTCATATCCCCAGCGGCCGTATTTCAGGGTCCACGCCCACACCGTACACCTAGAGCCCATGGCACCCCGCCATCACCGCGACAGCGGCCAGGAGTAGGAGGAGGCGGGTCATGGCTTGGCACTCCGAATTGCGCTCAGCGCCATCTCCAGGTCGGAAATGATGAAGACGTGCGAGCCGCCCTTGTTCGGCAGCGCCAGGACGACGCGATCAGCGAACGTCCAATGGGACTCAAGTACCACTATCTCTGCGTGGGCGCCTTCATCTGGATAGGTGGCAACTTGAACGCTGCACTTGTTCATGCTCACTTTCCCACTCCTTGCGCCCTCGCTTCGCGGACCAGGGCGAGCCACTCGGCAAGTGTCTCGTGGTCTAGAAAGGTGTCGCCCTTGTTCTGGTTCACCATGTACCGTTCCAACTCACCCAGCGGGTCGCGCTTCTTCGGAAGGATGGCTTCGAGTTGCTGAATGTAGAAGTTCCGAATGTAGTCGGGAGTAAGACTAGATCGGCCCAATCCTTCGCGCGCCGCCTCGATCACGTGCTGCACCTTCTCGACCTCCTCCCCAAGAGCCAAGAGGGCTTCTACCGCTGCATCCAAGTCCATAGAAGCGTATCCTGGCCCCTTTGCTCTGAGCCTCGCCGCCGCCTCCACCACCGCCAGCCGGGCATGGTGGAGCCGAATCGAGTCGCGGGCGATCTTGGCCTGCCTCATCCAATGCGGCTGGCCGCCCTTGCTCCCGTTGATCTCGCACTGGCCGATACAGAACTCCAGCGCCGCCACTTCTTCCGAGGGGGTTGTCATGGCTTCCGCCTTCACCGGATGGTGACCTGCTCGTCCTGGTAGATGCGAACGCCAGGGATCTCCCTCACGCCGGCGGCCATCGCCTTCCGGATGAGACTCTCGTCAACGACGAGATAGTCTCGTGGCACGAGCTCGTCGTCGAGCACGTCGAACTTCCAGACCTTCCTCATGCTCGCGTTGCCGATCGTCGCGGGAGGAGGTAGCACTGTCGGGGCCATAACCTTCGGAGCCTCTACCCCTTCCGCGGCGGCCTCGTCGCTGAGCTTCCGCTGAAGCGCGGCGGCGGCTTCGTTCACACGCCGCTGCTCCTCGAGCCGTGCCTTCTGCTGCTCGGTGCGAAACGTGGAGATCTTCCCTCGGAGAATACGGTCGGCCTCGAGCGCTGGCGCCAGGAAGCGCTTGAACATCTCGTTGATGGAACTCACATGGTTGTTCAGTGGTCGCACTAGGAATTGCCGGCGTTCCTCGATCGTCTTCTTTGAGTCGGCTATGACCTTCAGGTACTTGGAGGCATCCTCGACATCGGCTTCCGACTGGATGACCCACGATTCAGCGGCATCAACCATGACCGACGTCGAGCGTTCGAGCGTCTGCGCCTCTTCTGGGGCGACAAAGACCTGGATCTCGGTCACTTCCACCTCCAGGTGTGTTTGCTGTCCGGGTTCTCGGCATCCCACCTCGAGAGCAGTCGTTTCGCGGCCTCGTCACCCTTGAACGCGCGGTTCGATAGGTCGCACGTGATGTATGCCTTGTTCGGCTTCTTATTCTTCGCTCCGGTCCTAGCTTCGACGCATGGACTACCGCACGGGCACAGTTCCCCAGGCTTCGGAGGTTCTGGAGCGCGTGGCGGAGGAGCCGGTGCCGTGTCGGCGGACGGCGGGAAGAGCTCGCCCCCAGCTGAGTAGCCTGAATCGTCCTGCTCGTGGTTCATGTCCTCGACGTCCAGCGTGTACTCCTCGGACAGTCCGGCGCCCGTGATCGTGGCGTCGATGTACGCGGATTTCTTCGCCATCTTCAGGGCCTTGTTGAGGTCGCCGCTGTCCTGGGAGACGAAGCGCGCGCCGATTCCAGCTCCGACGACTCGGCCCGAAGTGTCGACGAGCTCACACCGTAGGATGATCTGGTTGATCGTAGTCCCTGCGATGCAGGCCGCTTCGTACTGCTCGAGCGTGGGAAAACGCGGGGACAGCCCGAGGATGCCGACGATCTTCTCGGCCCCCGGCTTGAAGAGGGACGGCTTGGAGAAGTGGCTCGGGTTGTCGCACCACTTCCCCTTGTCGCACTTCGCCTTGCTCATCACGTGGATCGGCCCGTAGTCGACGCCCTTCACGAGTTGGGATCGGATCCAATTCAGGAGCGCGTCCCGGTTGAGCCGTCTCCGGTCGAGCGCGGCCTGGAACACGGCCGGGTCCAGGTCGAGCGGATTCTGGGAGACGTGCACGAGCTCCACCGTGGGGGGCGTGTACGCGACGACGTCGGTTGCTCGTCCAACGTATCCAGTACACGCGCAGCCACTCTCTTGGCACCTAGGAACGTGTTGCACTTTCCAGTGATCGCAAACCTGGCACTGAAGTAGTGCCGGGTCGTCCTCGTCCGGCAGTGTGATGTCGTTCATGCGATTCAACCCTCTACGGCGCTAGGTGTACAGCGATGTCGAGCAGCGCCATTCCGACAACGATCCCAGCCACGAAGGCGAACCAGTATAGGCTGTGATAGCGCCTAGGGGTTCTCCACCAACGGCGCCACTTCGCGGCAATCTCAAAGGCTCCTGGCCTCACGGCATCCTGTCCACGGCCTCTGCGAAGATCCTGCCGGCGACTCGGTTCACGGTCAGCTTAGCGCCGAACTCTTCGCCCGACCTCTCGAGTCGCTTCATGTGTCGCTTCACCTTGGCCCACCGCTTCGGCGAAACCTTGATCCAGTAGTAGTCGCCTTCCAGCTTCACTTTCACCCCTCAACCCTCCGTTGGTTATTGGGTCGCCGTCCTTGGCGGCCCGCCGGTCTCCCTACAAACGGTGCAGATGACCTGCCCATCAATCCGCCAGTCAAGCGCGCGGCAGTCCACCCCGCACTTGGAGCACGCGCGGAGAGGGAAGCGCGCGACGTACTCCGCGAAGCGCTTCAAGTTCGCGTGGATGTTCTCCGAGAGTTCCTCAGTCGGTTCCGGTTTCATAGCATCCATACTAGCCGAATCACCTCCTAACCGTCAAGCGATTTATCTAGCGGTTTCCTAGATCGGCACTTCCTCCAACCCCAATTCCTGGCAGGGGAGAAAGGCATGCATCCGCGCGGCCTGCTCCTTCTCGATCGCCGGCCAGTTGTATCGCTTGTCGAACTCCACGATGGTGGAGATGACGAGCCGCTCCAGGAGCCGGTCGAAGTCGGCCTTCATCTTGGGAGTCTCGATGTAGCCCGGTGCTGGTCCGATCCGCTCGAGGTTCATTTGCTCCCCAATGCGGCCTTTGCGGCCGCCATCGCTTCGTGTGCTGGGCAACCGCCATCGCAATCAGGGTAGGCGGTCGAGTGGAACTGCTCGATTTCACGCAGGCAGAGACGGAGCGCCGCTGCGTATCGGCTCTCGTGCGCCTTCCGCTCTAGGTCGCGCGAAAGGCTTTTGAACGTCCGTTCTGCCGCCCTCCAGCCTGGCCGTTTTCTGCTCATTTCGCCATCCTCCGGTGCTGCGTGCAGAGCGAGTCCGTGCGCGCGGCCTTCCGCTTGCACTGGTGGCCGGCCTTCGTCGTGGCTCGACACTGGGTCCGGGTTGAGTCTGCCTTGACGTACTGACTCCAGGTCGCCTCCCGCCACTGGCGAGCTTCGGTCTCAGCGACGTATTGCAGGGTCGTCTCCAAGGCCTCTACGCGCATCCGTAGCGAATCGACCTGCTCTTGGAGGTCGGAGATGTACAGGTCCACCGAAGGCGGCCCTTGGGGCGCCGCGGCCCCAAGGGATGACGCTACGAGCACTGCGAGCAGGGCGCGCTTCACGGGGTCACCTCCTCGGCGATTCCGGCAAGGATTCGATCGGCGATCGCGTGCCACCATTCGCTCGATATGGCCGGGCTTTTGACGTCGCCCTCATTCCGAAAGGCTACTGCGAGGGCTTCGATCTCGTGGCGTTCCTCCAGGCGGTACTTCGCTCCGCATCCGCCGCATCGAAGCACCGGCACCAGTCCGATGCCCGGCCGATACCGCTGCTGTACGAGTTGCACAGCTCCGGCGAATCCGTTCCGGTGTATCACCAAGCCGGCGGGCGGCGGTCCTGATTCGGGGCACGGCAGGCAGACGTTATAGCCCTTCGCGGTGAACTGCACGGAGTGATGATCGAAGTCCGCAACCGTGGTGAATCCGTGGACAGGAACGGCCCGCTCATACCCGTTCGCGTGGAAGTCTCCAGGCGCAACGTGGTCCTCATCCGGCCACGGGAAGCGAAACCGTAGCGCGGGCGCATCCTTCACGGGGTCCACGTTCCCACGCTCCCATTGGACCTTCGTGCGCTGGTCAAACCGAAGGTAATACATATCCTCACACGTTCCGATCTTGACCGACTCTCCGCGCTCGTTCTTCGCGTACTCACCCATTTGACTCTCCAGGCCGTCCCTGGCCGGGTTAGCCTTCCATGTCGGTTTGGACTACGACAACCGCTCGCCGTTGGAGCGTAGGACTCCATCCGTAAACCCCACCGCAAACCCTTCCGCTTCAGCCGATTCCGCGGCCGTGGAAGGCGCCACAATCCGGAAGGGAATCGGCTCGCGTTGGTACGTTGCGGCTCTACCGGTCTTGTAACCCTTCTCAAAACCCTTGAGACGTTGCGGGATGGTGTACATGGTCAATCCTCCGTTCTGGCAAACCCTCCATTCCTGACAAAGTCCGTTGACGTTCTATAGCATTGCAAGGCCTGTACCACGGGAACGGAGAAAGTTATCCACCGACTAACGCTATTAGTCGCATTGACATGGCGGGAATCGTCAACAATCCTTTGTGGATAACATTGACCAGTTACTAGCGTATTGCAACCCAACGCGTTGCGGAATCCAACCCGGTGTCACTTCGGATTTTCCCGCACTCTCCGCGCTAGGGTAGGGGGAGCATCGGAGACTACCAGCGCCGGCACTCCTCGCGAGACACGCTACAACCCTGGCAACCCTCAGGACTCCCAAGCGCTACGCGCCGGCCGCGAGCGGAGCAGTCATCCGCGGCCGGCGCCATCCCGAGCGAACGCGAGCCGCAACCCGGACCCTGACAGGGGAGGGGGAAGGAGGAGGGGGAGGATATAGGAGGGGGAGGAGGATGGAGGAGCATGGCTCTATCCAACCACCCCAATGTACCTATCGGTACTCCATCCCGTAGGGAGTCCTAATCAGGAATCCATTCCTTCCATCCTGATGCCTTCAGTACCCCCCCGGGGGGGAGGGGTGGGGGTAGTCGTCTGGTAGGGTGTAGACCCCCATGGGGAATTTTCATTCTCCGGATAGGGGAGGGTGGTCAGGAATCATCCACTTCAGGGAAGGGGTCTGGGGGGCTCCAGGGGGAGGCGGCTGGGGTCTGGGGGTAGGAGGAGGGATTTGGGGAGATCGTGGTTCTGGTGGGCTGGGGATCAGCGTGGTGGGCGTCTGCGTGCGGTGTCTCGGTGGATGAGCTTGAGGGCGGTGGGGAGGAGGGTGTGGGCGGGGCATCCGCGGTTCTTGGGGGCGCTGAAGAGGGTGAATCCGATGGGGACCTGGCCGAAGTGGCCGGCGGGGAGCATGAGGCGCATGGCGTCGGGGCCGGAGGTAGAGCGGGGGTGTCTCCAGTTCCATCCGAAGTGGCCGTGGATGCGGATGGACTGGGTGTCCCAGGTGAAGTACGAGAGGTCGGAGAGGCTCACAGGTTGAGCTCGTAGCGTCCGCAGCGTCCGCACCAGCGGTGGGTGCCTTGGCCGGTTCGGTTCCATTTCAGTTCCGGGTCCGCTCTCAGCGTCTCGGGGCTCTGGTCGCAGAACCACCATCGGTGGCCCACGGTGGCGCACACGAACTCCCTCCACCGGTATTTCAACTTTCCGAGAAACCACCGGAGGCGAATCATCGGGAGTTACTCATTCGGTTCTCGATGTGAAGCCCCATAAATCGGAATCCCCAGCAGAATCGGCAGTGGGGCTGACCCCATCTCCAGGCTCTTGGGGTTCGGTAGGACCGACAGATTCCTCGCTCCCATGAAACCGTGAAAGTCCCGATCGAGAGAAGCGTCCTGAACCTCCGCCAGGTCACTTCGGTAGCCATCCGTGCATCCCCATGGTCGTGTAGAAGAGGCGGATGGTGGCCGGCTCGAGAGGGGCGGGGTAGACCCAGAGGTGTCCGTGCCCGATGGAGTACCAGACCGGGACCCCGAAAATGTGACCGTCGTTCTCTCGGATCCTAGACGCGATCGTCTCGTGCTCGACGAGTAGGAGCTGGCGCTTCTTCTCGCCGATCTCGAAGACCGCGGCCTGGGGCCGAAGGAACCGCTCCGGGAGCGTGTACTCGTAGACGCCGTACCTGAGCTCGCACGTCGCCTCGAATACCGGGCCGTCCGAGCCCCTTCCCTGGAACATCGACACCGGAACCGGAGGCAGAAACGCGTGGCGGCTCTTCACCGCTTCGCTCCAGTGAATGCTGGGTCGGCCCCGGTTATGTAGCCCACGATGCCTCTACGAATCCCAGTCGTGTACTCAACTGGAGTCTCCCAGATAGCGTCCTTGACCTTCCCCCAATTCCATCGCCTCCACGACCGGTTGTGGTAACCGGGAACGTGCCGGCGCATGAAGTGGACCTCGGCAGCCTTCCGGAGACGGCGAGCTCGATCCTCGATCTCCTGGACGAGCTCGTAGACCTCAGTCGGAACGACGTCCTCCGGCTCAGGATCTGGTGGGCGGAAGTTCCGGAGCGACTCGAACGTGGGCCAGGCGATCTTCTGATCGGGCCCATTCCATCCTGGAACGGTGTCGAAGAATGCGCTTGTAGCCTCTCGCTTCTGCCACGGCCATCTCACCTCTCCACCTCGCGATCCACAGCGTCTCGGTACGCCTCGGCGAAGGTTCCGAAGCGCGCCTGCTCCGCCCGGCGCCGCGGCACGCCAACCTGAGGGCGGCAGTTCTCGATGTGCGCGCGGAGCTCCGCGCCGGTCTTGAACCACTTCCCGCACCGCTGACACTGGGAACGTCCCTCGATCATCTCCACTTCCCCTCCGAGAGCGCACCGATGATCTGGCATACCCCTACCCACCAAGGCCAAGCAACGAATACGAGAATCAGGACGATGACCACAAGTCTCACGAAACCGGCTCCTCCGATGGCGACACTGCCGGAGCGGGTTCTGATTGTGGGAACGTGTACACCCACTCCGGTTTCTCGTCCGTCTTGTCGTAGACCCGCTCTCCCCCGCAGTTCTCGCACGTCTCGAGGGACCGCTCCTCGTCGTCCCGGATCCGCTGCCAGTCGTGCATCTCCCCCTCGACGCACGCGAAAATGCCGAGCGCCGGCGAATCGAGGTTGAGCTCCGCCTGGGGCCCGTCGACCGCGTTCACGAGCTCCTTCACCTGGGCCTGCATCCCCTCGATTCGCTTCTTACACTCCTTCGACCTCTCGTCGTGCATAGCCTTTTCCTTCTCGACCTCGGCCATCTCGACGTAAATCGACTTCGCCTTCAGAATCGTAGCCTCAGCGTTCATAGGTTCTCCTCAGTAGTTCTCTGAATGCAGCCGCCGCCACCGCAGGTACGACTCCGTTTCCAAGGGCGCGCAGTCGGTCCATCCGATTGGGAAGCCCATCAGCCATTCCACGAAGAGGGGATTCAACCGCCGGCGCGAGGTCGGGTCGCTCTGCGAGGATTCTGGCCCACTCGTCTCTATCGTCGGGTGCCGGAGGCCAGCGCCCGGTGTCCCGTGCGCTCCGCTGCGCGAAGTGGGACACTGGTTCGCGTCCCGTTTCAGGTTCGCCCCCTGCGTACTCGTCTCGTCCGAGCCTGGCCGCCTCCCGTCGTGGGCCGATGGAGTGCTCCAGTTGAAGTCCTTCACCTGCTCCCGAAGGTCCGATTCCCGGTGGCTGTTCGGGCTCGCGTCCGGCGTCGTATGCACTCCCGGCGTGGCCCAGTTCTTCGCCTGGCCCTTGAGCAACATCTCGCCGCTCCGCTCTCCGCTCCTCGCCATCCGCCCGCCGGTCGTGTCCGCTACCGATGGCGTCTGCCACTTGTCCGCCTGATTCGCCAACTGCTCGCCGTGATCCACCTCTCGCGGCGTAAGCGTCCTCTCGTGGCTCGTTGGTGTGGCCCAAGAACGTGCGGCTCCCGGAAGAGTCGTTCCGCCAGTCTGCCTCGGTGTCGGCGACTCGCTCGTCTGCGCGTTGCTCGTCACCGTGGCGGTGGGCCAGGATGAAGACCCTTTCCCTACTGTGCGGAGCCCCAACGTCCTCCGCAGCGAGGAAGACCGCGTCCTCGATCTCGTAACCCATGCGGCATAGAGCCTGGCCGGGCTCTCGAAACCATCCAGCGAAAGTTGGGACGTTCTCGATGAAGACCAGGGAGGGTCTACACTCGCCCACGATTCGGACGAGTTCGGGCCACAGGGCTCGCTCGTCGTCGTGCCCGCGCTGCTTTCCGGCGGCGCTGTAGGGCTGACACGGGATGCCCGAAGTGACGAGATCCACGACGCCACGCCACTCTCGACCGTCGAAGGTGGAGAGGTCACTCCAGACAGGCGCCGGAGCCAAGAAGCCTTCCGCCATGCGCGCGACCAGAATTGAGGCCGCATAGGCTTCCCTCTCCACGTAGCAGACCGTGCGAGCGCGTCCGCTTGTGTCGAGGTCAATCCCGAGTTCGATGCCGCCGACCCCGGAACAAAGAGATAAGACATTCAGCGGCCTACGCCTCCGTGTTCGCCTTCGTCGCCACGATCAACCACCCGTCCGTGGTCCGGATTCGCATCCCGATCATCTCCCCCGACTTCGGATGCCCCTTCGACATCGCCATAGCCGCCGTCCCCTGCTCCAAGATCGCCTGCTGGATCGCTCCCATGTCCGTCTTCTTCGCTTCCGGCGCCTGAGGCATCCGGTACGTCCCTACGTTCGGCCCGTCTGTCACGTTCGCTCCCTTCGTTGGTTTGTTCCACGGTCTTCTCCACGGATGGCTCTGCGGCTGTGGACCTCCAATACGGCCCACTGCTTACACGCACTCCTTGGGCGGCATCGGGAACGGCTCTCCGACAAGCCGCCACAGGTGGAGCACTTCCCCGAGATTGATGTGGTCGGCCTTCGCCGGGTGAAACTGGACGACGCACTCCTCCTCTTCCCAGAAGAGGTCCTTCACGAAACACATCTCCTTCCAGTTCGGTAGACGCCGAAACCCCCTGCCGACCTGTAGCAAACTGACGGAGACGTGCTCCCACGGAGGGCCGGTAAGGACCGGCTCGAGCCCTGGACCGTTCCACTCTCTTCCGTCGTAGACTTGCATCTTCAGCCGCTCTCCACATGGGCCGGCCTCCCTGCGGCCGCCTGGCCTCCAGGAAGGCCCGAGCCCTGGCGGGATCGGCCCGGACCCACTCCCGAATGTCTCGGATCATCCGGTGAAGGTTCTCGGCCGCCCTCCTGACGTTGGGCGCCGCGTCGTCGG